GTTTGCTTTTCAGAAAAAGCATTTGCTTTTTTTGCTTTCGTTTGCTTTTCAGATTCATTTTCTTTAGGGGGTCTACCTCCTTTTTTCCCTGCTTCGCTCCTTTTATTTTTTACATTTTCCCACTTTTCTAAGTCTCGCTCTATGTCTGACTTTATGAACTCAAAGCAAATATTTACACCTCCATCGTTTATAAAAACGGGTTCTCCAGAGACATAATCAAAAATAGCATTTAGTAGCTCTGCTTTTTGTGAATCATTTAGCAAATTTATTGCACTTCTCCACGACAAATAAAAAACAAATGATTTTTTAGGTTCCATGATGTAGATAATATAAAAAAAGAGGTTCATTTTAGCTGCTACCCTAAAACAAACCTCTTTACGGTAATATACCGTGAATATCTTCTTTGTTGGTAGCAGTCAACACTACAAATATACGATTATTTTTTTAATTTCGCCTTAACATATTATTTTCTCTTTCTAATATTTCTCTTTCCATTCTTTTTCTGATTATTTCCTTCCTTCTGTTTTCTTTTTCTTTTTTTTCAAAGTGCGCTAATATTCCCTTCAATCTCATGTATTTTTGTATGTCGTTATAATAATAAGACATTGAAAAAGCCATAGCCAAAGCAGATATTGAAGGGAATATATCAAAGAAAAATTCACATGTAGAAATACTTAAATAAGGCAAAAACCATATTCCCAAAAATAATACAGCAAAATTTATTATTAATATTACTAACAAGATAACGAAAATTCCCATCATAATTTTAAAATTTTAAGTGTTTTCCCTTTTGATTCTTTTTTTACTGATTCGTATATCAACGGAAATTCAGTTTTTAGCTTCTCAGTGTCTATTGTGCTACGTGTATAGTCCTTAATTGTAGCCACTCTTACGCCTTCGCATACTAATTCGTTGCAATTGTTGAAAAGTAACGCTATTTTGTTTTCTAAATCTTCTTTCTCCTTCTCCAGTATTTTTATTTTATTTTTTATCTCGTTATAGCTATTGACTAATTCCATGTATTCAGGAGAAATGTTCAAAGATATTGTTTCAGAGGTATTTGTAATATTAAAAATATCCTCTTTGTTAATTGGAGCCGGTGGAACCCCTTTAAGTATGTGATTTTCTGTGAATTCTTTAGCCCCGTTTAAAAGATACTCGAATAAATCTTTGTCAAAATCGAACATTCTCCATTTCAGTTGCTTTTGTCTATCATATACTACTAACATTCCCGCGTCATATTCCCCTACGCCCATGTTCCAAACTAATTGCATATACCACGAATTAGGAAAAGTTTCGGGGTCGTTTAAATCTACAGTACGTAATGTGTCCTTTATTTCGACGACAATGCGGTTTTTCCTTCTAAATTTAAACAACTCCCTATCAGGTGAAGCAATTATATAGGGCGGGTAATTATCGTTGCTTAAAACGAAGTATTTCGCGCTTTCTTTTATCACCCTTTCTGTAGACTCTGTTTCAAAAAGAGCAGCTATAGCATTTTCCATTGCTTGCCCCCTTTGGGTATTATAATTAATTTCATTTTCCATTGTTTGCCCCCTTTGGTAGTCATTATACCAGTCTAAAGGCGTTTTGTATTCATCATGACCAGTTATTACCGCTATATCATGCCCTCCAATAAAATAATTGCTTTTCCGGTAATTGTACCAATCTTCGTAATTTCTAAACACTTTCCTATCTATCATATTGCCAAAATTTTACAGTTGAATAATAATATACATTTCCGTCTACTCCGAAAACAAATGGTATGCTTTCCGGATGGAACACCCCTATTTTAACATCTCCGTTCTCTAAAATGATTCTTATCCTTTCATGTGAAGGAGGGAAAACCCTCGAATTCGTCCATTTCATCGAAAAATTTAGCCCTTTTTCTTTATTCATTTGTCCCGTCTAAATATTCTAAATCTGTTAAATTTTCGTTCGTTGGTGTCGAAAAATCATATTTAATTGCGTTTTCCATGCTTTCAGTTTTCGGCCCGTATAAATTTAAAAGGCTTTTTGCTACCGTTTTATTAGCCATCATCTCAAAATCTGTCACCCATAACCCCATTTTATTTCTATAAGATTGCGAATATTTTTGCGCGTATGCCTTTATCTCCTCGACTGTCATATATTTAAAATATTCACCGCCTGAAAGATATTTTATATAGGCAATATTACCGATATAAGCCCGTTTTTTTCTCTCTATATAGCCGTTATAGTCATATTTTTTCAATATTATTTCACCTTTGAACGGGTCTATACCTTCAATATCACCCTCGCGAACCTCTGAGACGTTTATACGCTCTAATTTTTGCGTCCTATTAGCTAATTCAATGAATCCACGATACATTATTTGCGCTTGTGCGTTGTCCTTGTAAGGGACTATACACGATTGCCCAAGAGCGGGAACTAATGACAACCCAGTCGTTGCAATAGCTAATCCGCATAAAATTACGCTGTTCGGGTTGCAGAATTTCAACTTAGAATTGTACGAAGCTTGCAAAATGTTTTCTACGAACGCCCGCCCCTTTGATTCTCCTAAAATTTGGCAAAAACGCTCTAAATTATTTGAATTAAGGGCTAATTTCTTTATGTCTTTGTAGTAGTTCACTGTCTGTACAGTCGCTACGTTGTTTTTTATTTGTTTATTTATGTCCATGATTATTCAATTAAATATGACTATACTATCATTTAAAAATACCTCTACAGTATCAGCGTAATTATTAATTTCTTTTGTTTTTTGCTCTTCTAGTATTTGCGTATCCAGCATTCCGCCAATCAAGATTAGCAGAAATAATATAAGCCCGCAAATAGCGTTTAATTTGTCTTTTTTAGTTGTCATAATAATATCCTTTTGAATAAATGTTGTAATTGTCTTTTTCTGATAAAAAATCATTTATCATTTTCAACGCTATTTTTTTTGCCTCTTCATTATCTCCTACATATTTTGTAGAGAATTCCCATGCTTTTAATTCGCAATGAATATCTATTGCTTTGTTATTCTCTATTTTTATTTCTGCATAGAAATCACATATTTTATTTAAAATAATTATCTCATCTTTCAAAATAACATTTTCGTTTTCGCCTACTTCAAAATTGAAGTAATTAAAAATAAAATAAGAAGCTATTTGTTTATAAAATAATTCTACGTTTATTAGTCCTATCATTTTATTGTCTTATTTAGTGTTTTATACCCTATTATTTCGTTTTTCATCTCATCTACTCTTTTATCATAGTCTCTTTCCCCTGAATTAGCAGAAACGTATTTAATTATTTTGTCCCCCTCTTTTATTAGTAGTGTTATATATGGATATATATACATATTATTTGTTACTCTTTTAATAGTATTATTTATTTCAAAAATGAAAGAATACATGTCATTTTCTGAAGCATTTGGCAACATTTCTAATATTTCCTTTGCATCTTTGAGAATATCTTTTTTTTTCATATTATATCGAATTTAAAAATAACCTCCTGACCAGCATATAAATAGTCCTTAATTTCAAAAGGATATGAGTTCCCGTGACTGTCCTTTGCTATGAAACATGTATAAGTATTGCCATTTTTATCATAAAAATCTGTCAAATAAACCCTTTTTGACATTAAAAACGGATGATATGTACCTATATTTAGTTCATATTCACAAAAAATGAAATTCAATATTTCTTTTTCAAGAGATTGACTTAACCGTATTTGCCGACCTTTCAAATGTCCTACTTTATTAGGATTAATATGAGTTAACCGTATGTCTGTCAAGTCTACAAAAAAATCAGAATCCTTTTCCCCGTTTCTAATTATGTCCCTTTTTATATAAGCAATATCATCTCCTTTTTTGGATACATCTATTATTTTATACTTGCCCGTTTGTTTATTCTTACATGTAATAATACGGTGAACATATTTTTCGATTAAATTAACGTCATTTAAAAAGCCAATTATTTTGTAAATGTCACCTTTATATTTAAATGAAGAAAACAAATCGTTTAGTTCTTTTAATCTTATTTTCTGTAACATAATTATCCTTTTTTATCCAACAATACTTATTTTATCACCATGGGTGTACGCTATTCCATTTATGTAATAATATGGTTCGTACATACTTACCCCGAATTCGTGTAGCCCTTTAAATATGATATCTTTATTTGTCGCTTTAGAAATTGCGTTTTTTTCTCTCCATTCACATAAGTGCCAATTATCTATCCTTTTTAACCATTTCAATTCCTTTTCCGCGTCTTCCCCGTTTAATTTTATATCATAGTTAACCAGCTCTTTTGTAACGTCTATTCCTAGAGATTCACTTTTGCTAATTAAATAATTAATTTGCCTATAGGTTATCTCTTTTGTCGATATGATTGCCGATATTATACTATTTATCTCTTCCATTTTTCACTAATTTATTTTCAAACGATAATTCTTTTACATCTATTCCATTACTAACACAATAAGTAATAATTATTTCTAAGTTATATGAGCTATATTCAAACGTCCTTTCTTCGTTTTCTACTTTCAATAAAGTAAAATGCATATAATCAGGGAAATTTATATGTTCTATGCTTATTTCTACTGTATACATAATGTTTTTATTTAGAAGTTCCAATAAATTAAATATTCTCCGCCCCTTGGCCCCGTATGCGTGTGCTCAAGTCTATTTCGTTTCTTATTCCAATATAATTCACCTTGTACCCAATACTTTTTACCGTTTACTTCGTATTCAAAGTAATTATTATCCCTATAAGTGCCTTTTATTGTCTTCATAGCTGTATTTTTTTATTGTCTGAATATGTTTCCATCTATCTCAAAATAATCATACATCAAGTCTCTTTTGTATAAATCGAAATCAATATAAAATCTTAAATTTTCAGGACAATTGGGGTATTCCGCATCAAACATTTCCTCTACAAAATTATTAGTATCTTCATAATAGCCTACATACCCATCTTTTGCACTACTAATTAACGAGCTAATGTCTGCTCCTAATAAGTTATAATGATAATTATCAACCCAATAGAAAAAAGCTTCTTTGAAATTTTCGTCGTCTTCTCTCGTGCAAAAGTAGTTACATAGGTCTATTGTTTCATCTGGCAATCTGTCACTCAATTGTAATTCTTGTGGAATATCTTCGAATTCTACTATTTTATAGTAATCCGCTCCGGTCTCCTTTAATAAGTCTTCCATTTCGTGTTCAAAATCTGAAGAGCAAAAGTAGGATACTACATCAAACCATTCGCTTTTTACTACTTCGTTTGTCTCATTTTTTAGGAATTCTACTCGGATTCTCGCGTTTTCTACGTTTATTCTTTCCATATTGATAATGTTTTTTAGTGTTAATATTCGTTTTCTTATTCCCTTTTCTGTATTACAAATATACAAAACTTCTTGAAATTACACAACATTTTTCTCAGGAAAATGTATTATATCTCATATGTTTTAACTATATATTAACATATCGAATACTATGTTTACATATTGAGCGCTTCTTCATATCGTGCCGCCTTTTTACTCCTTTGCCTTCCTTAGTACCCACACATGATAACCCGCCCATTTGGGTTATATATTACCCCCTTTTATTATTAACATAACTTGGAGGTTTCTTTAGAAAAAAAAGAAAGGAAATAACTACATGCAGAGGCTATATATTATATATATTATTACTATATATGAATTGTATATATATACATAAAGGAGATACATTCATAACGTGCGTGTGTGTGCGCGCGCAGTTCTGTCTGCTAATGCGGTGAATAACAAAACGTTACAGAGGTGAAAATGTTAATATCTCATTTGGAATTAAGTTAAAACAATACGGAAATGTTAACGGGATTGTTTCACATGAAACAGAGCGGAGAGCGGGGCGACTGATGGAGGAGAAGGAATAACGGAGCCGGAAGCCAAACGAGAGAAAGCAAAGCGAGGATGAAGCATGAGAGATGAGTGAAAAGGAAGCGGGGGATCTCTTTGGGAATCGGAATAACATAAGGGGTTGCATTGGTTAGCTCCGAAGCGAGGGGCACAGCCCCGAGCGAGGTTATTACTTCCTTTGTTTTGTTTTGAGTCAGGGGTAAACAGGGGTAGGGGGTCGGGCTTTATTAATAAATTTGGAAATTCGGCTAAAAGTATTACCTTTGTTGTATGGGTACAGCGATAGACATAATCAAGGGGAAAGAAGAGCGGGCGCTACGCAGGCAGGGAATGGAGGAGCGTGGCGAGATAAAGAAGTACGAAGTAGACGACAAGGTACGAGAAGAGTTCAGGGCGACGTTTGGGAAGACTGTAGCGTTTTTGGACATGATAGGAGTTAGGGAGAAGTTGGAGGAGATATTAGGGGACATAGAAGTGGCGGACAGTCCGGCAACGATAAGCAAGTTAAAGGGGAAGTTAGATGTCATAATGAAGTACGTGAATGTGTTCAAGGCAGCGAGTGACAGTATCAACCGGACAGAGAAGACGATAATCAAGGAGCAGAGGGGAGAAGAAACAGAATCGGTAATGAGTGGAGATACGGGGAATATAGAGATAATAGAAAAGATAGACTATGATACTATTGCCGGAGCGGTTAAACGATAAGCAGATAGAGTTATACAATTTGTTGAATGAGGACAGATATGTAGAGTATTTGTTTTACGGTTCGAGCAGGGCTGGGAAGACATTTTTGATATTTGCGTGGTTTGTGACTCAGTGTATAAGATACGGAGCGAATTGTTTGATAATACGGAATACGTTTACGTCGTTAAACAATGGAATGTTGATGCAGACAGTACCGGCGGTATTGAATTCAATGGCGAGGCGTTGGGGTTACAGTGATTACAAGAAGGTGATGATAGGGGGAGAGAGGTTTGCTCGGTATGTAAACAAGGACGACAGTTTGGTATTCTACAATGGTTCCTACATAAAGTTCGGGAGTTTGCGGGGTAGTTCGGACAGTGAGTCGAAATATGATTCGATATTAAGTACGGAATGGGGGCATATATTTTTGGATGAGATAAGTGAGATAAGTTGGCAGCCGGTAAGCAAGTTATTGACGCGGTTAGCACAGAAGTTGCCGGTAAAGAACAAGATGTTGTATGCGTTGAATCCGTGCAGTAAGAATCATTGGAGTTACAAGAGGTTTTTTTTGCAGGAGGATTACGATACAGGGATGAAGTTAGACCCGAGTATACAGGCGATGTTGTACAAGAAGCATTTCAGTGTAGAGGACAACAAGGAGAACGTATCGGCAAGTTATATGCTTACGATGAAGAGTTTGTCGAAGATAGACAAGCGTAGGTTTTTGGACGGGGAGTATTACGATGAGATGGAGGGAGAGATATTCCACCATATACCATGGGGGACAATGCCGGAAGAAGAATCGTTTGTACGATATATAATCTACGTAGACCCGTCGGCTAAGGAGAGTGTAAAGAACGATTACAAGGCCTGCGTATTATTGGGTTTGACGAAAGACAAGATATGGTTGGTGGACGTATATGCAGTACAGGGGAGCACATACGAGATGTTGGAAGGCATATATAGCTTATACGTAAAATGTCCGATAACGCCACGTTTATACATTGAAAAAAAGCAAGTTCCGTTGGATTTCAACAAAACATTGCTTAACTTTCAGGCGCAAAAGGGGTGGATATGTCCGATAGAGTGGGACACGCGCAATCACGGTAACAAGTTTTACAACATTGAGTCCACTTTAGACCCGTTGTTCAAGAATGGGGGGATAATGTTCAACGACAAGATGAAGAACACTCCTATGGGAGAGATTACGGTGCAGCAGTTTTTGGAGTTTTCGAGGAAAGAGAGTCCGTTGAAGAAAGACGACATACCGGACGCGGTAGCCAAAGGAGTTTCGTTAATGGGGAGGAATCTGAAGATAGTCAATCCAGCCCAGAAGAAGACGAAGATGTTTATAGCGATAGGAGGGAAATTAAAGTCCTTATAATATGATAGAGATAAAAGATTTATATCAATGGATACAGCCTAACACATGTGATGAGATAATAGGCATGAATCCGACGGCATTGGAAGACGCCTATGTTTCCGCTATAGGCTATTTGGCTGGGGAGATAGGGAATATATACGATTTGGAGGAGATGTTGCCGGTAATGAAGGATGTCCATCCTGATTTGTTCTTTATGGTAAGGGTATTGACAGCTTCTGCATTCATGGGTTCCACTTTTGCTTGGAGCACGGTATTTACGAACCAGTACAATAGCGTAATGTCCACTATACACAGGATGAAGTCTGGGACTTCCCGCATGACAGGGGCTGTAAACAAGCCGGAGCCGAACGCGATAGGGAGAATAGTAACGAATATAAACGATTATATAGGATAATATGACAATCTGGAAAACCCCTGATATAAATCCTTATTACATACCTAAGTCAGTAGGTACTGGTAGGGTAAAGTCGAGATATTTAATCAACTATTATGAGACTCCGTATACAGCCAAATATTGGCGTGATGCGATAGACAGGGCTATAAATTACAGTGATTTGTACTACTATGGCGTTTTGCAGTCGTGGGCTATACAGTCGAGTCCTTTTTTGGTGTCCTTATTGGACAAAAGATATGTGCCCGCTCAGAAAAACTTCTATGCTTTCGCGAAATACGGGGATATGAGCCGGATAGACGACAAATTTTCCCAATATTTTACGCAGACCAACATTTTCAAGCAGCTAATCTGCCGTGCTCCTTTGAACGCAAAGATTAGGGGAGTGGCAGGCAAGCAGATAGACATAGAAAAGGATATTGTTACTGATTTCCCTATGCGGAATATAGACATGTTCAACAGGGCTATACGTTATATGACCTTTGACATAGAGAGCGTAGCCAAGTTCGATGATTACGACAACATGTTCTATTTCGAGGCTTCCCCAGAAGAAGATTACAAGTTGGGGCTTATGCAGGAAATTACAAGGGCAATAATCGAAATAATCAATTCTTACCGGAATTGGGGGATACTTACAGGGAGATATTCATATCCACGCTATACGATAGGATATCAGGCGCAGAATGAAGAAGCCCAACAGATAGCCGTCGAATATGCCGGTCTCATCAATGACCCCACTGCAACTCCGGTAGTTCCCTTTGAAGTGAACGAATTATCCACTAACAAGGAAAGAAAATACCAAGTGGAGATAAATTCTGTCAATACGGAAGCCCCAAGCGAAGCGTTCAGGGCGCATAAGGAATTGGTAGACAAATGGGAAAGCGAGCTTATGCAGCTGATAACCGGAAGTACGTTAATCGGGAATACCGAAAAGAACACGAATTCCGAGCAATTGGCGGAAATTCACATGCAATTGTATAAAAATATCCTTGATGAGGACAATAAGGACATTTTGAGGGTTACAAATACCCAGACAATGCCGAAATTGGCGAGATTGGTCAAAAACAAGGATTTAACCGATTATCAGGTAGTAATTATCCCTGACAAGAGCATTTCGGTGAAGCATTTTATCCAGATTACGGATACTTTGAGCAAGCAAGGGTTACGGATTTCCGAACAATTCCTTCAGAAAGTGGGGTTGGATGAAGGGGATATCGACAAAAAAGTCACCAATAAGTCATGGATTACCAACACAGTAGACAAGATAAAGAGCATTTTTACCCCTAAAAGCAAGAAAGATGGCGGATACGATGCAGGATATGATAAACAAGCTAAGGAGTCTTAAAAAATGCGTAAGAGATGAGATGCCTAAGGCGATATCGGAAAGCATGTTGAAAGAAACGAAGCAGAATTTCCAGAAAGAGGCATATACTAACGACGGAGGGGCACAGAAATGGAAAGAGCGTATGTATGACGTGCACAATACGCCTATCGGTGTAAAGTTGCCTTATCCCAAACTAAGGAGGACAGGGAGGTTATACAATTCTATCAAGAAAATAACCAATGTCCCGTACACGGCAGGGTTAAAAACCAGCGTTCCGTACGCACAATTGCAGAATGAAGGAGGGAAGTCTCCTAAAAGATGGGTTCAGCCTGCATATAAAATAAACAGGAGACCTCCCAAAATTCCAGCCCGCCAATTCATGGGTGTAGGAGCGAGGACTTATAGGCTCGCACATAGGGCGATTTTGGCGGTTTGGAACAAAAATTTCAATAAATAGTTGATTGATAACGAAAAACTTAATATTTTAGCGAAAAATAGGGCATATGATAGGGTTATTGACTAAGAAATTGATAGATTTTTTCAGGCAAACAGATATTGTCATAGAGCATCATATCCCCGTATTGACGTCTAATGTATCAGACGGAAGGACAGTAGTAAACACGACATTGCCGGCTATTGTAGTAACCGTAGATTCAGCCCCTAACAATATGGTTTATATTGGCGGTCTGATAAGGGACAACATCAATATAGACATCGTAGTAATGGACAGGCTGGTAAATTATACCCTATCAGGAGAGACGGATATATACCAGTGGAGGCGGAACCTCGCGTATAAGCTTAGGACAGAACTTTTCACGGAGAGGGCGTCCGAATTTTTCAAGGATATACTTCAAGGGAACAATTTCCTGCCTATGTATAGGGGAATGAATAACTTTATCAAAATAGGCTATAAAGAAGATACGGAAGAAGATATAGAATGCTGGCGGATGAAATTCGAGTGTGTCATGGTGGACAATTCTACCATAGACATAACATATATAAAAGCCAAATCAGGCTCTGTACAGCTTATAGACAAGCAGATAAATCCCGTCACCCCTATACATCCCCATTATGGGATAGAAGAGATGATGTGGAAGTACGGATATGGGCAGTATATACCTGATTTGTTAGATATGATTGTCACGAGCGGACAGATAACAGACCAGTATAAGGAGAAAGGGAATGTTCAAATACCTTACACCTTATCAGACAAAGTATTATTTTTGCCAGAGAATTTCCCTACAAAGACAACTTATTACTACTTATATGGGTTATTAAGTATGAAATACGTCCCGTATAATGAGAGTATGAGAAATTTTAATAATAATGTATGTATAAGGGAGATAAATGTAAATACATCCTCATGGGGAAGCCTTAATCAGGGCTTTAGGAATTGTTATTTTCTGACTAAAATAAATGAAGGGAATATAGTAGATTGTTCAAGTATAGCTGTAAATGGGAATATTTCAAATACTTTTTATGGATGTTCATCTTTAGAAGAAGTAAGCCTTATAAACATTCCTGAAAGGGCTATAGATTGTAGTAGTTTTTTTTCTTTAGCTCCTAATATTATTCCTGATAAAATGAAGAAAATTACATTTTCCCCTAAAATAAAGGTTGCTCGGATAATATTAGGATTTGATGGGAGATATTCATTGCAAACAATTGTCGGGGAATTAGATTTTTCAGAATGTGAACCAAACCAACAACAGAATCCATTTAATGGATGTACTTCTCTTATAGAAGTCCGATTTACACCTGAAAGCATAAAACAAAATTTGTCTTTTACACAATCATCTCAATTAAGTGATGAATCCATACAAAGCATACTCGACGGATTGGCTAATGTTTCGACAACACGGACATTATCCTTGAATTCGGCAGTATATGCAAAATTGACGGAAGAGCAAAAACAGTCGGCAACTGATAAAGGTTGGACAATAACGGGTTAATTATGACAGAGTTAAAAGCAAGAAAAGGTTATGTATATACCGACAAAAACAAAACATTTTTTGCCGATACTATTGTATTAGGGAAATATGACAAGAAAGAAAACTATCGGCAAATGAAAATAGAGGGTAACGAAGAACTAATAGAAAATTATAAAAATGGTAAGGCAAGTATTATCGGATGAATCCCTAAACGATAGAGGATTTAGGGTAATGAACAAGTCTATAAAGTGGGACAGATATTTAAAAAATCCCGTTCTTGTAGAACAGCATATGTCATGGGAACCGCCTATTGGCAGGATAGATGATATAAAACTCGAAAATGACGCATGGACAGGGGTTTTGGTATTCGCTTCTACCGAAAAAGGCAAGATGTATGAGAAATTATACAATGAAGGTTGTATAAGAGCCGTATCTATTGGAGGAAATGCAGCAATAGTAGAGAATGAGAGGGGAGAGAAAAAAACAAAGTCTTTTGATGTTTTTGAAGTCTCTTTAGTTACTATTCCTTCAAATGCTAATGCAGTAAAACATGAATTGGGACATATCCCAGTGGAATATAAATTATATTGTGATAAAAAGGAATTTATTACTTTAAGTTCTAATTTTGAAGAATTAAATAATATGGAAGAAGAAAAAGAAAAAAAGGAAGAATTGGAGGCTAAGCCCGAAGTTCAAGAAGTCCAAGAGCCAGAAGCTACAAAAGAAGAGCTTAAGGCAGAGGAAACAAAAAACACAGTCCTTTCGGCTTTGAAAGATTTGTTAGGTCTGAATTCAAAGAAGAAATTAGATGATGATGAAGAAGATGAAAAAGAAGAAGACAAAAACATTAAAGAAGACGAAGAAGAGGACAAGAAGGAAGTAGAGGACACCAAAGCTAAAGACGAAAAGGAAAAATTGGAGTCTGAGGATTTGAAAAAGAAATTGCCTGAAAAAGTAGCGGAAAGATTGCAGGCAAACCCTGAAGCAAGAATTTTTACAGAAAATACACAACAACCTAAAATTATGACAGAATACAAGACTTTACATTCTTATTTATCTTCGGAAGAAGGTAAAAATAAGATGGGTATGATGGCATTAGGCTCTGACCTTAAGTATGCTCACGAGCACAATCCTATTCCCGTGCATGACTTGCTGGATTCTTACAAAGAACTGGCATCAGTGTTAAAAAATGACCGTGACTTTATGGCTTCATTCGGTCAGTTCAATTTATGTTTTGAGAGCAAAGCTCCTATGTCTACCGGACAATTGCTCGATACTGTTCTTGCAGCAGGAGATAATACCTATGATTTCCTAAGTACTCCTGATTTGGTGGCTGTACAATGGTTGGCAATGTATTATAGGATGCTTTTCCCTATTAATACATTTGCAGACAGAATCCCGCGTATCAGTTCGGATTCGGCAGGTACTATTCATCCTGAAATAAACATGAAGCCTAACGTTTATTTTGATACACTTGTTCCGAAAAACAAAGCAGAAGAATATTTGTATGATGACAATGCAATTACTATTCCTACTTACGCATTCTCTCTAAATGCTATTGCATGGCAGCCCGGCGATGACAACTTATTGAGATACGATAAGAGAGGCATAGGTATGTCGGAAGCGTTAAGAGTAGTAGCAAACGCTCAACATAATTATATTATTCAGGTTCTGGCGAATTCAGTAAAAGAAGGTACATTTGTTCCAATGACAGGTGCAAATTCTTTTGCATCAGCCGGAATGTTCCCAGCAAATGCTGCAGCTGCAGGAAATTTGAAAGAATTCACAGTAGCTGACTTGTTAAGCCTTCGTATGAAGTTTATTCAGGCTAATTTCAATCTCGATATTGAACGTCCGGAGATAGTAATGGATGCTATTTATGCAAACCAGCTACAATCTAATGATACTTTTGTAAACGCCCTTAACTTGCCTACTGAAAAAATCGGGCCAATGCAGATGATGGCATACGGTATGAACATTACACAACGTTCTATATGTGGAGTATATGATACAGCTACAAATAAAGTAGTAGACCCGAAATTATATGGTATACCTTTGACTGCCCATAAAATACCAAGTTCTTATACTCCTCCGACATTAGCAGCTACTGCATATGGATGTATTATAGGTTTCTTGCCTTCTCAATTCCTTATTGGCGTAGGTCGTACAAATGTATTCGTAAAACAAGAACCTACCCTTTGGGCATGGGAAATGTCTATGGATACTCGTATGGGAGCCGGTGCAGCTCGTAAAGACGGAGTAGGAATCTATGGCGTAGCTCCAGCGGTAGCAGGTGCATAATATAAAATAATAAGCAGGGGATTTTGCCCCCTGCTTGACTTACCAACACATAAAATAAACAATAAACAATATGGAACTTACTAATTATAAAGAGTCTTTCTTTCAATATTTATATGCTTTAGTAAAAGAACACAAAATAGCATATGTATGTGAAAACGGAAAAGTGTTTTTAGCTATTCAGGATGCTAAGCATGAAGAATACGATTACATGGAAAGAAAGCATTATAAATTGTTATGGGCAGAAGTAAATATAGATAATGTACCTTTAAATAATGAAGAATTGAAAACGTTGCTCGAAGGATTCAAGCCAGAAGAACAGCCGAAAGAAGGAATCATAAAAAAGAGTACATTAAATGTAGATGAATCTGTTATTAACGAATTTAACGCGTTGAAAGAAGCTCGAAAAAATCCTGAAAAGAAAACAAAAGGTAGACCACCTAAAGAACAATAATTATGGCAACAACAGGAATACATATTTTATTGAAAGATACGTCTATTGGGAGTAACCAAGTAGACGAATCTATTTCTTGTTTGGTTGTTGATGTGGCAGGTGCAGAAGCCAATTTGCCTGAAGACTTAGAGTTAAACACCCCTTATATGATAACTTCGTTATCAGCAGCAGAGGGGTTAGGTATAACTTCAGAATGGGCGGAAGGTAACGGAGCGAAGACTATGCTATACCAACACATCAGCGAGTTTTACGGTGCAGCTTCAGCAGGGACTAAGTTATGGATTGTCCTCGTTCAAACGACGGCAAGCATAAACTTCTCTACTGCAAGTTTCTATACAGCATTACAGCCGGTAATATTCAAGACTATCTCAGGGAGTTATAAGAACAGACCTCGTGCAATAGGATTCTGCCAATCTAAAGGGACATTGCCCGCTCCTGAATATGGTGAAGGCGTGAACAATGAGACAGACCAAGAAGCACTCAATCAGATACAGACATTCTTGACTAACATGTTTGAATTGGGCATCAGAATGGTTGGTGTATTTGACGGAGCGTATATCAAGCAGGGGACTTTCAGCAGCGCAACAGAGATAGCGAAACTTATGGATTGCTCGGCTATGAGTTATCCGAGTGTAGCATATTGTGTTACCGGTTCTTCTCCTAACGGATTGTCTTCTGTAGGGCGTGTATTGGGAGTAAGAGCCAGCCGGAGTATAGCTGCATCTATCGGGAATGTAGCTTTGGGCTCTGTAGCTACGGAAGAATATTTTACGGATAGTGATTTGGCTTCTGTATCCAGCAATCCAAAAACTGGGACACCCGTAAACGGATATGACGTCACTCTCGCGAATCTGGTAGCCCCATTAGGATATATATTTACCCGTAACAGGTTAGGTATAGAGGGGTTATATTACAACGACGGGGCGACATGCAACGCCACTACTATGGCATTAAACAAGATAGAAAGAGTTGCTGTCGGCAATGCAGTTTGCGATGATGCCCAACAGTTCCTTACCTATTATATCAACCAGAATATCCCTTGTGATTCTTCAGGTCAGATATTACAGGCTTTTAAGAGTTCAGCTATATCACAATTTACAGCCCAATATATCACTCCGAGAATAAACGCTGGGCAAGCTGGGGCGATAGATTTCGACTTCAAGGCTAAGGATGATAATTACATACAATCCGAAGCTTTGGAAGTGACTATAAGTATAGTACCGAACCCTGCAATGCGTGAAGCCTTTGTAACAACATTCTTTGTAACTTCAATTTCTTAAAATTATGGCAGACCAATCGGGACTAATAATATCAAGTGCTGACGTCCAAGTTTGGGTAAACTTAGGAAATGGAGCAATTATACAATTGTTCACAGCGCAGAATTTTTCGGGAAGTATAGAAAAGTCGGTAAATGAGATTTATGCAATAAGTTCTGAAACTCCTATTTCCGTAAAAGGTATAAACAAAGCCTATTCAGGTTCTTTTGTTATACAATCAGGAGAATGGAACAGGTTAATAAACAGTTATAACGGGATAGCAACTACGTTGAGACCGTCATTAACTGATATTCCTGAAGGGCTTACCGTTACTATCATGTTCAGCAACAGGGCGGATTTAACCCCGACTGATACGACTTTGACCTATACAGGAGCACAATTTAGCAATGATTCTTTCGAGGTCAATGCTAATGACCCTCAGACTTTAGTAACCTTGAATTTCAGGGCAACAGAACTTACAAGACAAGTTACACCAATAGCTATTTAATCAGATAGGGGATTATTCCCCTATCTCCTTTTCACATTTAAAACTATCAACACATGATCACATTTAAAGTTTCAAATTTCACATTTGTAGAAAAATTACCGGACAAAAAAGGGATATTTGAGGAAATAGAAGTAACAGAAGACGTGGAATTAAGACATGCAGAGCGTACACGTTTGGAAGATTCAATTTTCATTACTTCTTTGTTGGATAATTCGGATACGACAGCAGAGCGAAAAATAAACGACGCCATAAAATACGTTAATATATTTGTCGTTGACAAGACTCTGGCTAAACGTATTTCTTCAGACGGAATAGCTTGTTTGTCTCTTTTCACTTCTGACCAAGTGCAGGAGGATTTGGTAAATTTTATCAATCGGGCAGGGAGAACCCTAAATATGCAGATGCCCGAGCAGAAATAGAATATAAATTAACACAATATAGCAAGACAGACCCGCTTTTGGTAAAAAAAGCATTAGTATCACATTTTTTCCATATTCCTATTAATAAGGTAACGGAATCGTTAACTTTGGAAGAGATAGAGAAGTATCATTGTCTTGCATTATGGATAATGGACAATGTAAATTTTGCACCATTTAAAATTGACAAAAAGAAATAAGCTATGCCTAATATCTATCAAATAGAGCTTAATCTAAAGGGAGACCTAAATGCTAAACTGGACGACGCTATAAAGAAAGCCCAGAACTTAAAAAGTATAACAAACAATATAGGCGGTAGGGGAGGTAGCTTTAATAATCCGGCAGGAGGGAGAAGATATAATCCTTATCCTCATATACCGGAGAGTTATATGCGAGATTTTAGAAGGCTTAATTATTGGTTATATAGGAAAGATGGGCTTTCTAATAGAGGGTTATTTTCTAATATAGATAGGGCTTTTCAGGCGAGGCAAAGGCTAACAAACAACTTTATTGCAAATTCTTTCACTTATTCAGGTTGGCAAAGGAATTTAGGGAACTTTGCCAACCTAATAGGTGCTGTAGGTAAAGCTGCATTACAAGCTGTACCCTTAATAAAACCTCTTATAGGAGCTATCGGGGCTATAGGGGGAGTAGCAGGAGGCGTAGCTTTAGGAGGAGGATTATTATATAGATTTGGAAAGAACCAATTACTTTCAGAGTCCACAGCGCAGGCAATATCTAATTCGGCACAATATCGGATGGCTCAATTAGGACAAGGAGCAGCTTATTCAAATTTGTATAATACTGCTACAAGAATAACAGAACAAACAGGAGGGTCAAGAGCAGGATTAGTTTCTTTGATGAATACTCTATCTGGGTTAACATTAGGAAATACCAAATTAACACAAAAAGATGCCCAGTGGTTCGGTGAAGTAGCGGCAAAAATTTCCGCGGTTTCAGGGAGGGATTTACAGATAGTAGGGTTGAACTTGCAACAATTGCTAACTACATGGCAAGGTATAGACATGAAGGAGCTTTTTAAAGCTGTACCTTTAATTGAGAAGTATGTTTTTGACCTTAGAGCGCAATCAAAAAATAAAGGGGAGGATATATATTCTTTTATTAGAGAAAATCCACAAGCTTTAATAGAAGCATTTAGCCGGTTTATGACTCAATTCCAACTACCCAAGGTTGGAGTAGTTAAAGGGAGGATGCAACTTTCTGATGAAAATTTAGAGATAAAGAAATTAGAATATTTAGAGAGATTTTACGAAGACGTTGGGAACGTTTATCAGAATATTAATTTTTCATTAGAAAAATTATATCAATCATTAGGGAGTAATTATGAAGGTTCTATATATCAGGACATGCTAACCTCTTTTGATAATTTTGTGTACATGTTGACAAAAACTATAAGCGGTATTGCCAATACAGCGGACGGATTTGTTAAATCTATAAGGAATGTGTTTAATGGCAATGCTTTAATGCGTTTTTTCCAACTTCCTCAATATATCCAACACCGTTTATCTGGGCATAATGATTCGGACGCGTGGAAATATGCCCAAGCAGATTGGAACAGATGGTTTGGTACTGGAGTAGATACCAGTAAATATAAAGGGAATATATATAGAGATTTAGCGAAAGCTAATTTGTTAAGTGGAGATTATCTTACTGATAAATATTCCATGAATGAAAAAGGTATTTTATCTCCTTCTACAAGCGGGCAAAAAATTAGGTTTAGGCTTAATAACAATTCTGTAGAATATATTCTAAATAAATTAGAAAATTCCCCTTTGCTTAGAGACAGGGATTTGTTAGAGCGTATATCTAAAGGAGATAAAGAAGCCAAATGGGAAGCGATAAAATTATTAGTTAGAGATAGCTCTTCATCCCCCAAAATAGATTCTGTAGGCGATGAAACGGGGAGGATGAAAGACTTGTCCAAAGGGAGCAAATCATTGATTATAAATTTCAACAAGTCCATAGTAGACATGGACAACCACATAAATACTACCGACCCATCAACAATAATGAGGGAAATAGAGGATTATGTATCACAGGCAATAGCGAGAGGTTTAAATATAGCGTTTAACCAAGCAACACCGTTAACATGACAAAAGAGAATGATTATAAAACGAGTTCAGGGTCTGAATTACAAGATAAATTCAGAAATACCGTATCTATTTCACAAAACATAAGGGGAGAGCTTGCAAAAGCGGGGGATACGATAAGAGATGCGGAGCAAACGGCAGCTACGGCATTAGCCCTTACATTTTCTTCTGTAGGAATCGTAAAATCAGTGATACCGATATCATCAGAAGGAGGTTATATCAATGGGATAGGGAATAAGGTTAAGAGTTCATTGATAAACCAAAAAACCAGATATTCCGCTTCAAGCGCGAACGCGAAGGACAATCTTATTTCCGTGACAAATGAGAATGATTATATTTTCAGGATAAGCGATTATTATTTGCCGTTATCTTACAGCTTATCTATAAACGCATCAAAAAATATTGTCAAAAGCCAATTGGTAGACGGGTCAGCGATATATGAAATGACTTCATACAACCCCGCGGAGATAATATTAAGAATAAAACTTGAAAGAAAGCCTATAAACGACAATGGGAGGTATGACCCTATGTCTTTCCGGCAGAATCAAGGCGCAATGGCTGGCGATATAGTCAAATTTGCGACAGTTATAAATGATTTGTATAAAAACAAATCGGTATTCGCCATATATAATAATTTCACAAATAAAGAGGTAGGGATACAGTTCGTGGTATTGTCGAAATACACTATAGACCCACAAGAAGGGTCTACAGTTACCAATATTACCCTTAATTTGCTTGAGGTAGATTTAACGCGTCAAACATTATTTGTAGAAAAACAATGAAATGTTATTGTAATTTTTTCAGGTGTGGCAATGAAGTCTGGATAGAAGGGAAAAAGATATTGAACTTTGTTTCTTTCGTATCCGAAAACACCGTTATGAAGCTGGCGGAAACAGCGGAAATAACGTTACCTTTTTATTCTATTGCCTATTTGAAAGGAGATGAAATAATTACTGGTTCTAAAATTGATGTAGAAGGGCTTAATATAAAAATAGGTGCTCATATACAAGTATATGCATATTACCATAATATCAATTACGGGGAACAGGTAAACATAAATTTCGAGAATGACCCAGAAGCGGGGAAAATGCTCGTATTTGACGGGTTTATAAAGAAAATAAAATCAGGGTTCCCGACTACTCTTGTATGTGAGGACAAATGTTTTATTTTGAGATTTGGAGTCGTAAATAAGGATTGGACACAAGAGACCTCGATATATGAAGGGTTGAAAGTCTGTTGCGATGTAGGAAATGAGGCATTCAAGAAATACCGTTCGGATAACAATCTTACAGGGGATTATGAAGAAATTTCCGTAGCCGATTATACCGCTACTTCAACATTCAACGAAAAATTATGGCAGGGAGTCAGCCCCTTTGAAGCAGCACAGATGTTAATGCGTAAATTCGGCATTTATACGGGCATTGACCCAGAAGGGAAATTATTTATGGGAACGGGATTAAAATACACCCAGAAAAAAACCATAAAATTAGACACTTCTGTAAATGTAATAGAGCGAGATGTATCTCCTAAAAACGGGAAATTCGAGAATTATTATGTTACGGTAAACGGCTATGTAAACGGCAAGCGTACGACAATAAATGTAGGGAATAAAGGGAATGGCAGACCTATCCGATTGAATTGCAGTTCTATACAGACACAAGAAGGATTGGAAGAATTCGCAAATAATGCCTATCAAGGATTAAAGGGGGAATATAATAGCGGAACAATAACGACGTTGTTATATCCTCGCATAGATTTGTTCGACTATGTAAATTTCACTGACACATTATTCCCTGAAAACAGTGCGAATCTGTATGTATTAGGGATAAGAAGGGAATTCAACGAAAACGGATATCATGTTTCATCAAAATTGACAAATGAAGAATGGATGTTTTAAGTTATAGAAAAAGCTCCAAGTTCGATTCTGCAATGCAGGAATTAGGGGATAATTTAAGGAACGTGTTGAAAAGCTATTCTTCGGTATCTTTAGTATATGGTGAAGTTACTGGAGTAAATATGGAAGAGCTGACATTTGATGTCGTGTCGGACGATGATAACCAAATGTTCAATATCCCTCTTTCCATTATCCCCCATGATTCTACTTCTGTGATACAAATCCCAGAAATAGGCAGCAATTGTGTATTGGGGTTCGTGCAAGGGGATTCTTCCCTATCTTTCCCTATAAAGTTCTCTAAAGTGCAGTCCGTATCTGTACAGTTCGAGATGTTAGAAGATAGCCAAAAGCAACTCCTTACAATGGATAAAGACGGGATAATATATACCAATACGACAGACAACGCGAAATTAGATATAAAAGTAGGGGAAACTTCAATAGAGATGCAAGACAAGATAGTCAAGGTAAACGGAGGTGAAAGCCCTATGATATATATTGAGAAGTTGGAAGCGAAACTGAACGATTTTGTGAAGGCATTTAATAGCCATACGCATACCATACCAACAATAACGACTCAAGGGGAGAATTCCGCTGGGACAGTAACCGGTAAAGCGTATAATGTAGGAGTACCCGCACCGAGTTCAAAGGCAAAAGATTTCAATCAGGAAGATTTTCAGGACGAAACGTTTACACATTAAATTTTTAATTATTATATTAGGGGTGAAATTTCTGTTATATGCAAGATTTTAAATTTGATATAGAAAATAATGATATCGTATTTGATACGGATATGGTTATTATAGATTCATGTAGCGTACAGAATGGAACATTAATCTTCATGAAAAGCGTAGCCAGCATAGATAATCCAAGTATCGGAGTAGGGTTTCAGGAAGTCGCTATAAACGTGAATCAGAACGAAGCTACAGAATTAGCCACAAGAGCGGAGAATCAAATCCTTAACGATGGGGGGCGTATAGCAGAAATTTCAGTGCAAGAGACAGAGGAATCTGGAGTATATGAGTATGAGTTGCAAGTAGTATATAATTCAGAATACAAGCAATATGGCATACAAAGTTAAATATGGAGATACTATTTTTGATGTTTTGTTGAACGTTTGCGGAGATTATTCGCAGATAAACGAAATATTATCCTTAAACGGGCTATTGTCTTATACTCCACAACTGACAGTAGGACAAGAGTTGGAAGTAGAAGGATTGCAAACTTCAAATAATGCTACTCTGATAAGAGCCTCTGAATTCCCATATAATTCCAATTTATTATCGGAAGAGGAATTAGATAAACAGATTGAACAAATAATAGATTCTATCGAGGGAGGATATTTCATGGAAGTACAACCGAACTATACTAATGTTCCACAAAACGGAGATTCTCAATATATAAATATATATACTAACTCAACTTTTAATGTTTTATAATTATGGCAGTAGCAAAAGGGCATGTAATATTAGACCCGTCATCAGGTAGTGGGGATACCCAATTAACCCTAAAGGCAGAATCGGCTAATGTAGGTAACCGTGAAATATTAAGTACCGTATTTACGATAAAAGCAGCAGGAGTTACCCCAAACAAAACGATAACAGCGAATTTAGCTGCAGCACCAGAGTTTATTACTTTAGAACAAGCAAGTACAGGAGTAACAGTCCCTGCCACAGCAGGCAGAGTTACAATAACAGGAGTATCTAACAGCCCTAAGTTAGAGTTCGAGGTAGGTGCAGGTGATATTGTTGAAGAAGACTTAGGAGACAAACAATTTACAGCAGACGGAGACATAACCTCAACTAATGGTATGCCCATTTTAGGAGACCCAGGGGCTGACCACAAGTACGAATTCTCAATAGAGATTAATTATGTGTTGAATGATACTGTAGAGTCAAGAACACAGGTGTTTACTATTCAAGGCTCATCAGAATCAACAAAACAGACATTAACGATTACACAGAGTGCAGGTGCTGCAAGATTGGAGGTTACTCCAGCTACTATTACCGTACCACAAAACGGTTCTGTTGTAAATGTACAAGTTGCAACCAACACTACATTTACTGTATCTTAAAGTTTTATTACCTCTTCTCCATGATGCAAAAATATGTTAATATGGGGGGGGGGTAATTTAAAAGTTTGTATATATGGCTATAATTAGAAAACAAAAAAAGTGGTCTGACGGTATAGGATATTTATACGTATCATATGACCCTGAAAAAAAATCCCAAAGAGTAGAAATTACTTCGGATATAAATGCTACATTTGAACAAAGAGACCAAAGTGTTATATTTCAAACTACAATAGGAAAGAAAGAAGATACTTTATATTTGGTGCAAAGAGCAGAAGATTGTAAAGTAGCATATTATCATTCTATTGGAATGGGAGATATAAGGGCGGTATATAGTATGAACGGGAAAGAGGTATTAGGAGTATTTAAAGTATAAATATATGGCAGTACAATATGTAGACATAACATCATTATCAGAATATACAGAGAGCGATTTAAATGGGAATGAGCCTATACAAGTCTCAGCCTCTGCATTTACGACTGTGAATGCTATAAATGAGTTCGGAGAAGCAAAATTCGGGGGGAGACCTACTATGTTGAAATTGCCTAACTCATTTATAAATCTTAATGATGGTTCTTCTTCAGCAGCTATATCCAATGTAATTAATTCTGTCTCTTCTGGATGGACTGATTTTGTATCTAAAGTAAGCTCGGCTAATATTGTATATAGTCGTTCAGGCGTAGCAGCATTAAACAATTACAGGATATTTGTAGCGACAATAACGTCCAACCTGACAAATACAGTTAGTTTTGTCGATGTGTCTAATAACACTATTACGTTAAGAGTTATTACATATAATTCGTCAAGTAATACCTATATTTTCAAATTAACGAGGTATAATGTAGATACTATTAAAAATAGTATACCGACAGGCTCATTTAAATATCAGACTTTCAATGTTTTTGATTATCCGAAGCCTGGCGATTATATTTTAGGAATTTATTCACAAGGAACGAGTGTTATAAATCTTAAGGCTTCTGATTTTCTTGTCGACAACAACCATGTGTGTAAAATTGTTGTTCCTGCTGTGACAACAAAAGTTCAGATTGTAACGGACAATGGAATCCCACCTTTAGTAACAGATGCGGCATGGGAACCGTCAGACTTTGGAGGGGGAACGCAGGATAGGATAGTGTATACAATTACCGCATTTGCATCAAATAACAATCCGTCAGCAAGTCAAATTTGGTTTTTTATAGATGCAGAGTTATATAGATTAAGAGCGGAGTAATTATGGAAGATATAAGACAACAAATAATAATAGCTATACAGTCTTTATTCCAGAACGTAAACACTTCTGCTTCTGCTATATGGATGCGTCTTGTAGACGCTCTTTCTACTATATTCAATATAATATCTAATGAGATACTATTTTCAGAAAATAATATAGCCAATACAGCTCGGAGTTTAAGAGTAACACGTAAAGATTATTATCTGGATAAGGCTTTATATTTCCAATATGGGGATAATCTGGTAATTTTGGATAATGATACTAAAGAAATGGGGTATAATCCTATAAACGAGAATAACAGGATTATAAAGCAGGCTACAGTATCTACATCTGAAGGAGGTATAATATTAAATGTAGCTACTACCGACAATACAGGCAATCTAACTCCTTTGAGTTCAGACCAGCTTACGGCATTCAAAGATTACTACGAAAATTTTATACCATTGGGATTCAATCTATTTATACAGAGCCGAGAACCGGATATATTAACATTCCCTGAAGGTATGACAGTGTATTACAGTGCCGGCAATTCTCTTGCTCAGGTGAAAAATGATATAGAATCCATGAAAACGACTATACAACAGAATATAGTGTTAGGCGCTCCATTGTTCATAAACGATTTAGAAAAATCCTTCCAAGAAGTATCAGGAGTTGAAGCAGCATATATCCCTGACGTTGTTTCTACAAATGGTTCACTGACATATAATGCGGAAAATGGAAGGATAAAATTAGTATCAGGATATTTTAATTTTGCGGAGGATTTAAATATTAGCTATGTTCCCGTTTAGAGAAATAAATATACCTAAACTTATTTACCAGATAAACAGACCTAATTATATGGTAAATAATGAATACCGGTTGAACAACTTCTATAAGCTGTTGTTATGTTTGTTATATCCTTTTATCTTACTCTGGAACGAATATAATACAAAAAGGCAACGGGCATATAAAATCGCTGCCTGCCAATATGGGAAGCAACAAGTAATAGATATTCTTAATGACCTATACGACCCTGACGGGAGGCATATAGAGGCTATAAATATCACTTCAAATAAAGTATATCTATATCCTTCAGATTATGAAGCTGGCGAAAAAGTATATTGGAGTGATAAAGACTATACGGCTGGGGGAAAGTCATATTTATATACTTCATCTTTGACAACAGGAGTAATTATAAATTACCCGTCTTATTTAGAAGAAAATAAAGATACATTTTCAGAATTTACCCAAACTGTAGATTCATTAATAATATGGGGGATAAAATATAAACTAAAATCAGTACAATATGCTCAAAGACACAATATTATCATATATAAACGATGATGGCAATCTTGTTTATATAAATGACTTAGTAAGCGCATTTGATAACTGGCAAAGCGCATTAGGGATATTTTTAGGGGCAAGTAATTACAAATTCATTGATATTAGTATGTCTAATGAGATGGATTCGGCTACTTTTACTTCTGGGACTACCCAGCTTATATTTAAAACCTCTTCATCTCTACCGTCATTAGCTACAGGGACTATAATAATTGCGACCTGCAATAAAACATTTACTGTTACAGAACAAAATAGAGCGACTGTATATGTATGGTTAAGCGATGTAGAACAACGTTCGTCAGAAACAGGGCAAGAATATACAGCTATAAAAAGAGCATTATTTAGCAATACTCAACCTACAGGGATATCCGAAGTCGCTACAATCGACTTAACATGGGCTGTAGGTATGGACGGGTATTCATTCTATCACACGTACGATTGGCGGGCTAATCTGGTATTACCGTCAAGTATAGGTTTATCAGACATAGCAAATGGGGCTGTAGGAACCCTAAAGATAGCTGACGGAGCCGTCACCTCCGAAAAGATTGCTGATGGTACTATTTCGACTCCAGATATAGCGAACGGAGCCGTCACCTCCGAAAAGATTGCTGATGGTACTATTTCGACTCCAGATATAGCGAACGGAGCCGTCACCTCGGCTAAAATAGGGGATTATCAAGTAACAGAACGGAACATTGGATTAGGCTCAATATCTAATGACGCACTACAATCCGGTTCAGTATCAAATGAAAAAATTATAGATTATAGCATAGACTCCTCGAAAATTGCTGCACTTGCCGTTACTGATGATAAACTTAACCTGACTCCTTATTTCTTAGGCGAATATGCAATATACGCAAATTCATCCCAATTAGAGAAAACTGATGATGCGATAAATAATAAAACATTATTTGAAACGCCAAATATTCCTAATGGCGGGACATTTGGAGGCTCAAATAATCCACAAATGTCTTTAAATTTTACTGGAGCAAAAATACAATCAGTAATAGTAAGCGCATATAATTTAAATGATAGTAATACCCAAATATTTCCTAAAGTTCAATATAATTATGGGGCTAATTCTGTTACAATTTTTGCAGATAGTATATCACAACCTTATAATGTTATATTTAATGTGATTGTATTTTTAATGAAATAATATTATGGAAAATCAGGCGGGAGGATTTCAGGGATTTTTAGGGAGTTTATTTGCTGTAGTAATAAGCTACATAGCCCCTATATATGATTATGTTATAATTATCGCTTATATATTCTTGATAAACTTTATAATAGGATTGATAGAAGATATCATTGTAAAACAGAAAACGTTTAAATGCAAAAAGTTTTACTTCTGCTTATGTGAGATGTTAGTGTTTTATCTTTTAGTAGGGAGCGTTTATTTTATAGGTAATAAATTCCATAACAAAGAAATGGCGTTACAGTGCATATCGGCAATTGTAGCAATCGTCACGTATTTTTATTCATTGAACATACTGACTAACATAAAATCATTGCTTCCGAATAATAGGGCAATATCTTTTATACATTATATAGTAAGCTTTGAGATAGTAAAGAAAATACCATATTTTAAAGAATTTGAAACACATGAAGCATCTGAATCAAATAGGAGCAAAGGGGCTTAACCTTATAAAGGAATTTGAGGGGTTAAGACTGGCTGCATATAAGTGTCCAGCCGGAGTATGGACTATCGGGTATGGGCATACATATAATGTAAAAGAAGGCGATGTAATAACAGAGGCTAAAGCAACGGAATTTCTTTTAGATGATATTTCTAATGCTGTAGATATAGTATCCGGCTCAACTATGGATGTGGAATTGACACAAAACCAGTTTGACGCATTAGTCTCTTTTACTTATAATGTCGGGGTGAAGAACTTTTCGGATTCTACACTTTTGCGTAAAGTGAAATTAAATCCGAATGACCCTACTATCGCTAATGAGTTCAAGAAATGGATATATGCGGGGAAAGAAGTGCTTTCAGGACTTGTAAGGAGAAGGAAGGCAGAATCTGAATTATATTTTAAGAAATGAGAAAATTTGGGGTGTTATTGGTTCTCTCGCTCTTTCTGTCCTTTGCTTGTGGCTATGTCATAGGCAAACATGCCAATACACCCCAAATAGAGGCTCATACAGACACTTTCGTGATAACGAGGGTAGATACTATCATTGACACGCTTTTGATTCCAAAATACATCAAAATAAAGGAGACTATCAGGGACACGTTGTATGTTCCTGAACTTTCTAAGCCGGCAGAAGTAGAAATACCGATATCTGAATACTGTTTTGAAGATTCTACATATTCAATATGTATGACCGGATATAAGGTAGAGGCTAAAAAGATAGAGGTTTATTCTCCAGTCAAGTATTTAACCATAACAAAAACTGAAACGCATATTAAAAAAAAGAAAAGCCACTTCAGCTTAGGATTGCAGGCCGGATATGGTTACGCCATTTCTTGTAATAAATTTTCTCCATATCTCGGGTTTGGTGCACAATGGAATTTTCTAACATTTTAGTGTGTTGGTAGTATAGAGGATAGAAATATTCTCATGCTATTAAAAAAAGGCTACAACGAAAGTTGCAGCCTTTTCTACATTATCATTTAATATGAAAAAAATTAAGTGGTGACAACTATTTTCCCAAACCGTTGTAGATACATACGAATATTAAACACTATGCAAATATATAAAAACTCCCCGAATTTCACAATTTGGGGAGCCTCATTTGCCAATTTTTCTGTTTTCCGAAATGCTGTACTTGATGATATGTACAAATATATAAAAAATCCCGTCTATTTTCACAAACAAACGGGAATCAATTACAAAAAATATGAATAATAAAGAGAATTATATGTTTAACTAAAACTAAGTCTGGTAGATTGAATTAAGAAGAATAGGTATTTGTCTCTTATTTTTCTTGTTATTTTAACCATTAAATCTGCCGTTGTATCGTCAAATTGGTTGAAGTTATCATTTATATAATCATATATCTTTTGCAATTCTGATATAGTATCCTTTAGCATCATTTCAAGAGAAGGGATAAATTTAATAGGCTCTATAAAGGAAAATTTTAAATATTGTTCAAAATTATAGGGCGGTATCCCTCCGGTTACTACAGTGCTTTCCGCAATCTCATCTACAAAATCTATTAGTTTTTCGTTTATTTCGTCAAAATACGGATGATAAGTCATAAAGTCGTGCCCTACCATAGTCCAGTGACGGGCTTTAATATTCTCAGCGCATATTTTTAATGACGCTTGTATAATATTTAAAATTTCCTCTGTTTCCATGATTTATATTTTAAAAAGGACAATCATCATTATTATTATTTCGACTATTATTGTTTTGTTGTGTCTCTGTTTTATTCGTTTTTATTTCAACTCCTTTACCGCAGAATATTTTAGGTTGATTTGACAATCTTTCTTCTGCATTTTGATTTATGTAAACTGTAATGTCACTTCCGTAAGGGTCTGGCTGTTTACGTTTACATGCACATAGCTTAACAACATTGGCTTCATTCCCATTTTTCCGCAGGAAATTTTTTATTTTATCCGAGGGGATTTGGCTCAAATCTATTTCAATAACAATCATTTCCATACACAAATATATTAAATTTTATAATTCAACGTATATTTCTCGTTCATTTTCTTGTTTATCCGAGTTGTATAAATCCGCTAACTCTTTTAAGTTATCAGGACTTATAATAAATAAACATCCCTTTTTGTTTTTTTCCTTTATAGCTACAAGAGGTATTTTCCCCTCTTTCTTAGCTTTTTTAGAAGTATCATCGAATAATCTCCATATCGAAAACGATTCACGTAGTTTGCATTCTATGTAAATATCAGGATGCATAGAATCGGAGTGAGTATTATGCCCTGAATTGCTACCTGAAAGGGGGACTCTTTTAGTCCCAAAAATGGCTGCTACTGCTGCCTCGAATCTTTGCCATGTTCTTTTACTTGTTGCCATATTATTTTATTTTGAATAAATCTACTCTGTCACATAGAAATATTGTATCATTTCCGACCTTTGTATTATCTATGATTTCTTGATAATGTTCTTTATGTTTAGATATATACCTTTGCGGGAAAGGAATCCACTTATAGCCTCTGTAGTTTTTAAAACAATCCACTATTGTGGGTTGAGGTCTATTGTTGGAATCTATATGTTTCCATGAAGATTTTTTTATAAGTTGCCAAATAATATTTTCGTCATGGCGGAAAATAGGTAATATATGTTTTATAAATAAATCGGTAAAATTGTAATCATTTATATGATTATTAAATGTATCATCATACACAAACCTAATATAAATTGGTTCTGGTGCTATTTTTGCTGCAAGATAGGTTAAATTATAAACAGTAATACTTAGCGATTCATAATATTCTACCAATCCATGACAATTTATAAACATACCTAATTTTTTGTCATATCTTATTCTGAGGTCAAAGTATCTTACTCCATGTTTGAACTGGTCATTTATTGTCAACTTCTGGCATTTTGACGTAAAGTTAATCAGCCTCATCCACCATTTGCGTGGTTCCAGATATGTGTTTGCGTTGTGCGCTCCGAGTATTTTTTTCATTTGCTTTTGTTTTTTAATATTACTTCATCTTCAAAAGGACAAAATTGGGATTTTTCCCAATATTCGTAGTATTCCCCAATTGGATGTTCTGGGTTATCAGTACTGACTACAGTCCCCTTTAAATAATCACCATTTTCTAAGGCTATAATAATAACATTTAAATCTGGATTAAACGCTAAAATAGGGAATTCTTCCCAAGAGATGTCCGCGTGATTTATTCTTGTCTGTATCATTTCCTTATATTTTTATTCGTTTGACAATGCTATTTTCCCCATAAATATTTCAAAATCACGGGCGTCAAAATCTACATAATAATTCCCAACTTCAGATTCAGACTCCTTTGAAAAAAATAATGGTTCCTTCTATCTTTTTACCATTATCATATTTTTTACCTATTATAACTACAGTCTTATCATTGTTTATAAATAATAAGTTTCCTTCAAATTGTGGTTTTTGTTCTATTATTTCTGCTTTCATAATAAATTATTTTTTATCTTTAAATTCGTTCCACCTTCTGGCTATTTCTTCTCCAAATTTTGACGCATCATCAAAAGTTTCTATAAAATCAACAAACAAATCATTGCTAAATAATTTTATCCTTGCTATTGGAATATTAATTCCGTCATCTGATTCTAAACACAAATCTATCCTTCCCCTATTTTTTGATGGGACGCAATTCATCCTTACTTTTTTTGTATCAAAACTGCCTTCTAAATAATCTATTTTTGGTGTAATTATCATGTTTACTCTTGTTTAGTATTCAACAAATTTTCAATTGCTTCTATATTCTCCAGTACATGAATATTGTCTCCGTTGTCAAGCCATATAACGCTACCAGTCTCAGAGCATGTTACAACTCTTATCCTATCTATGTCAATTAGTACAGGGCAAATAGTTGTATTGGAACCTTTTCATACGATAATTATTTGTTGTCAAAAATAGTTCCTTTTAATTCATAATCATATAAGCGGAATCCTTCACCAATAGAGAACATAACTTTATTTTGTCGTTTATTATATAATAATAAAAAACAACACCTTTCACTATCATATACTACCTCACACAATAATCCGCAAAATAATATCAAGTCATGTTCGTAAATATCATTTCCTTTATGTCTCATTACGAATTGGCATACTGTTTCTGGTATTACTTTGTTATAGAATGTATCTCCATTACCGTCCCCAAATTGCCAGTACAGCCATTCGCCCGTGGTTACGTCTTTGCCTCTAAATTTAATTGTTCTCATGTTATTTTACCAACTTGAATTCATAAATAAATACATAGGGATTTTCCCAAAGTAAATTAGGGTATATCTTATCAATTAAAAGGGAATAAGCTTCTTTTGCTGACATGTCTCTAATTTGCTTTGATAATCCCCTTTTATCTAAATATGTCAACACATATTCATGATGAAAGGCATAAGAACCATTGTTATCATTTATAGGCTCAAGGCTAAAACCCTCTTTTATAACATCTTCATCTGATATATCACGCAACTTTTGGATACTAATATCAGTAATTTGTATTTGGTGAGGCATTAGTTCAGGTTTTACGAACATTTTATTAAGCCAACCTGCACCAGACGGGAACATACGAGGGTCACATTCATCATTATAAAATGAATGATAACACTGTGCTACTGCAACAATTTCACCAATTCGGTATTTAGGGATGTTCCACCCAGTGAAATTACCTCCCTTATCTCTCCACCCAAACGCTCTGTCTAATTTAGATGTTATATTACCGTCATTATCATACTCTTCTGGCTCAAAAACTGGGAATACAATTTCATAATTTTCATTTGGTCTGTCATACTTACAAATACGTCTTGTCATAGTCTTTTTGCCATTCAGGACTGCTTCAGTCAATCCAAATTCGTCGTTGAACATTATCTTCTTCATATTCTTTTATTTTTAAATTCTACACAATAAGAAAATGATTATCATAGATATTATTACAGCATAAGATAATAAGTATGTATATTTAATCTTTAAAAGTTTGAGTCTTTCTTCCAAATTAGCCACCCGTTTACTTAGTCCGATGCAATTCTTTTCAGTAATATTTTTATCCCTTAATCTTTTTGTGTATAGTCTAAAATTTTCGTCCATCCATTCTTTTATTTTTGGTTCAATATCATTTAATGCATTATAAATATCTTCTTTTTCTCCACCTCTGATAAATCCAATAGGAGCTGTGAAGTTTTTTGAATTGGGATATTCGTTAAACTCAATTCTTACAAGGACTCCATTTTCTCCCATAAAAATGCGTTCAGCTTCTTTTTTAATTTCTTCATCTGTCATTCTTGCTTTTTCTACCAGTTCGTCATAATCAAATCTATCTATTATGACTACATTTTCTATTTCTGCCATGTCTATTTATTTTTAAATTTTGAACAATACGGTCTAATTCCTACGGAACGGTATATTTTCAAGACATTGCAAAACACCATGAAGTCTTTTGCTTCTCCAGCATTCATACAGTTTCTACAGTCGCACGATTTAGGAATTTCATTCTTTTTCATTTAGTTCTCTGATTTTCTCACAATGTATTTTGTAGGCATAAGCGAACATTTTTAAAGTTATTTCATCAAAGTAAAAATCTCCTTGAAATCCCCCTTTGGTGACAACGCTAACTGCTAATCCATTATCTACAAAGTTGAGATGTATACTACTGTTATCTGTCCCTCTCATTGAGAGGATTTGAGTTTGGTCATATTCCATAATTCAGTCCTCCAAGTCAGGTATTGGCATCCATAAATCGTTTTCATTTACAGAACACTCAAAAAACATTCCGTCGTCTTCTACCCATATCTTATCTCTCTTTCTGTAAAACATTATCCTTGGGCTATAATTATAATTTTTGAGTCTTACTAAAACTTCTTCTACTTCTGGAGGAAGTTGTTCACTAACTCTAATCCAAGGTGACTTATTTTCTTTTGTTCCCATATTTTCTTGTAGTTTTTCAATTATTTTATTTTGGTATTCCACTAACTCCTCAAGTTCTTTTATCTCTTTCTTTAAAGCTTTTAAAGCTTCATTGTATTTCTCTTTCTCGAATTCCGCAAAAGAGTAGCTCTTACATGTACAATCTTCTATATTCCCAGAAACGGCAACAGCCATACATTCAGGAATCAATATCTTCTCTCCCTTTATTTCGGTATATATGTAATGGCACTTCATATTCTAAAGGTTATAGTTACATATTCAAGTTTTTGTTCTTTGTCCCATTTTTCAATTTGTTTTTTATTAAACCTTATTTCAGCCTCAAATCCTTTTGATTCTAAAAATCTTACACAGTCAAACGCACAATCAACTAATTCATCATTATTACCGAATTTGCCAGCGTCGATAATTTTTAATTCTGCTTTTTTAATTCCACCTAAAAAATTCTTCATAGTCATTTTTTATAAGCTACAGCCATATCCCTATCTATAAAAAAATATATCCCATTTGAAAATTTATTCCATCTGCATTTATCAAAGTCTTTCACTTCAACTGTTTCGCCCACTTTATATATAAAGGTTTTATCATGACTCGAACATATTTCTGTTATATCAGCTATACTTCCGTCTATATTTTGTATTTCTAATACCTCCGCTTTTGAGCATCTACATATTATCGATGTTGAAGAACTTCTATTTGCGTCCTCACATATTTTTAATTTGATAATATATTTATCGACTCTTTTCCACCCTATAAAACTTCCCTCTGTTGGGCATTGAGATGCCAAGAAATATGTATATACCGAATAATAAATGTCGCTCAAATCTGCACCTTTCAAATTAGCTTCTCTCAAATCTGCATCTCTTAAATTAGCTTCTCTCAAATTAGCTTCTTTCAAATCAGCGCCTCTCAAATCAGCTTCACCCAAATCCGCGCATCTCAAATCAGCGCCTCTCAAATCAGCATATCTCAAATTCGAGCCAACAAAATCAGCGTCTCTCAAATCAGCGTCGCTCAAATCTACACATTTCAAATTAGCGTCGCTCAAATTAGCGCCTCTCAAATCCGCGCCTCTCAAATAAGCGCCTCTCAAATCCGCGCATCTCAAATCAGCGCCTCTCAAATCAGCATATCTCAAATTCGAGCCAACAAAATCAGCGTCTCTCAAATCAGCGTCGCTCAAATCTACACATTTCAAATTAGCGTCGCTCAAATTAGCGCCTCTCAAATCCGCGCCTCTCAAATAAGCGCCTCTCAAATCCGCGCCTCTCAAATCCGCGCATCTCAAATTAGGGAGTATCAAATAAGCTTCTACTAATGTATCTTTAATTGTGTTGTCATCTTTCTCGAAAGAAAATAACATATCTCCAAATATTGATTTTATATCTATTTTCATAAGTTATTGTTTTTAATTCATATAAGTTTTTTATGTTTTAATCTTTTGATTGCGTCTTTTCTTGAATAAGCTATTATTTTATGTCCTTTTATATCGAACTCTTTTTCTTCCCTGTGAGGGATTCTTATTTTATAGCATTCAGAAAATTTCATCTCGACTTTTGGCACATTAAGCATAAATAATGTTTTCATACGAGTCATATTTTAAATTCTGGCAAAACTCCAAGATATAAATATTGATGGGTAGGTGTTATATACATTGTCATGTAAAAAAATACGTCATTTTCACTTTTGATAGGGTCACCGGCTTGAAATAAATCTCTTGAGGTATATGCAGGCGCCATGTCAATTAGATAATTGAATAAATCTTTATCAATATAATCGCCAGGCAATAGATATTCATCTAAATCTTTGTCTGAGTGATTAATCCAGTTATGTAGTGTCTTTTTCATTTATATAAATTTTATTTGAGTTGTTTTAATAAATTATCTAATCCTCTACCGTCTTTAATAGTCTTTCCAGTTGCCCAGCCTGAATAAGGGAAATATTTTACGATGTGCCCCTTGTACTCGAACTCTATCATTTTATCACTGGAATTAGTGATTCTTAGTCCTAATCTCTGTATTTCATTTATTGCTATTCGCATTCTGATAGGTTCGAGTTTGTTTTGTCTTTCCGTGTTTAATCGTGCCATATCAGAATAGTTTTTGTTGTGTTAATACTCCGTTTTTCGTTTGAACGATTCCCAAGCATTCGTTTTCAAATCTTTCATTTGCAGACGCAAAATATTCTTTATCTATTTCGCATCCTACAAAGTCAAACCCTAACTTATAGGCTGCAATCCTGCTACTCCCAGAGCCTAAGTGGCTGTCAAATATTTTGTCTCCTTCTTTTGCGAATGTTTTTAATAAATAGGCATATAAATCAACCGGCTTTTGCGTAGGATGTATTCTAATTTTGTTAGCCTTCCCCTCAGTAGTCATGATTCTTACTATTTTTGCGGGATAATCGAAAGAAGTCCAAGCTAACTCAACTTGTGAAAAATTTCCCCATGGTTGTTTTTTATCCCAAACGACTATACATCTCGTTGGTGGTAATTTAAAATAATTCCCGCCCCAAATGATTTGGTTTTTGCTTACCCTAAATAGTTCTTTGAAATATCGAGGAGAAGGCTTCTTATAGTCCCATTTTATTGGCATTTTCTGTAAGGAACTATTTTTTAATTTACCACCTCCAGAGTTTAGGCGACCTTTCCTTAATCTTTTAGCTGTACTTATATTCTTCCTATTACTCCCCATATTCATGTTTGGGGCATTTATCCCGTACGGTGGGTCTACTATTGCAAGATCGAAAAATTTGTCAGGAATATTTTTCATATACTTCATGCAATTAATATTGTATACTTCACTTATTACCATATCTCTCAAATAAATTATCTATTTCTGCATTTACTTTATCAGCAAATTCTCCAAAGGACTCGGAAAATTCATCACCATTTAAATCATCGACAATTTTAACTACTCTTTCAGCGTAAAAACGAGCTTTTGATAAGTCTTTCATTAATACTAAATTTGAAGACGGGTCTACTTGCTGTATTATGTTAGTAAGTTCAATTGCAGCTTGGGAAAGCAAATCAGCGAAAAGAGGAATTTTTTTGCATATATACACGGCTTTTTCTTTCTGTTCCTTTGTCATTTGCCCGAATAAATCTTTAACCGGTATTAATTCGTATTGATTCAACTTATCAAGTTGTGTTTTTATTTGAGTTACTTTTACATAGTCCTTTTTTTTGTAACGCCTTATTCATCTTTTCTAATAGAATATCTTTTTCGCTCTTCATATCATTTAGTTTTTAGCGTATAATAGTCAGTTAATAATTTTCTGCAAGCATTATATACAATTACAGCTTCTTTTGTAGTGTTGTTAGCCATTATCAGCTTTTGTATTTCGTTTTTATTTTCGTTTTCTACGGCTATTGTAGCTTCAGAAACATATCTTAAATAGGTCTCTGCTCTCACTTTGTTTTTACTTATCAGGTACTTAACCACTGGCGAACATGGCAACCCAATGGGCAATCTTTTTGTCTGTTTGAATTCATTGAAAGCATTTCTTTCAAAATCCGACAACTGCTCGACTGAAAAATCTTTGGAATGTACTTCCAGTTGTTTTACATTCCCGTATTTTTCAATTATCGCTTGTGAGCGATTTACGTGCGATTTAAAGGCTTTTAAAAATTGGATGATAGTTTGTACCGACATACGATAAAAAACCCCAAATTCGCCAGATAAACCATAAATTATCGCTATGTCGCACTCCTTTATGGTTAGCGCTTTGCATTCAGCCTCTAAAAATGTTGCGACATCTTTTGTTGTGACCTCTATTAATTCGTCCGTCGTTTCTTGATTTACCCTTAAAAAAGCCTTTTTTACTATGTCCATAGAAAACAAAAACAGTTCGTTTTTATTTAATTCGCTTATTTTCGGGTAGTTTTGAGCTTCTTTTATTTGCTGTATGTCCATATCGCAATTATTTATTGTCTTTTTTGTTATACATCATTCCGAATAAAGAATCATCTTTCCCCTCTTGTATATCCTGCATAATCTTAAACGCGACTCTTTGCGTTTGTTCTTCCATTGTCTCCTTTTTTGCAAATCCGCGCGCCCCCCCTGCTAAATTTTTCGGATAAAAAACGCGGTTCGTTTGAATTTTAAGAGCTTTTGCCAATGTTGTTTTCCAGTTTATTTTTTTTGTTTTCGATTTCTTTTTGTTTTCCCAACCTTCAGTAGTACCCCAAAAGTTTTCAATAGCGCATTCAATTGTTTTTATTATGTTCAATTCAGGAGGGTTGAATTCTTTTTGTTTTTCCATCCATTCTGCATCACATAGTATTTTGTCTACTTCCTCATGTAATTCTGACAAATAAACATTAAAATCTTTTCTCCATTCTTTCTCTTTTTCCTCTTCTTTTTTAGAGATAGAAAATATATCGTTATTAGATGTAGAATTATATTTAGATATATTTTTTATCTCTTTTTTCTCTATAATGTTATTCTGTTTATTATCTGTAGAATTATCTGTAAGAATAATATTATTATTATCTACATTAACATCTACATTTACATTAACAGCTTTTTTTGCTTTCGTTTGCTTTTCAGAAAAAGCATTTGCTTTTTTTGCTTTCGTTTGCTTTTCAGAAAAAGCATTTGCTTTTTTTGCTTTCG